AAGAAAACCCCGGTTCCATAAGGTATGGGGCAGTTTCAACTTCAAACAAAGTAGCATATAGAATAAAAGATTTTATGATTGAAGATAGGGTTATAGATGTAGCAGGAGTTCCAAAACGTAATCCAACAACCCACACAATCATTAAAGATTCAAATGGTAAAACAGTATGGAGAAAACCACCAAGTACTAAACTTTCAAAAAATCATGTGATTGATGTTTATATAAATAGAAGAACAAAAACTGTCACGATGAAAGTCAATGGCAAGGTTGTTAAATTTCAAAATATAACAAATGACAAAGTTGTAAATAAAATTGTTGCACCATCGTTAAGCCGCGCCAATAAAACTTTTGGAGTTTTTAGTCGAAACCCTAAGGGAGATTCAGTTATTTATGTAAAGTCTTTAGAGGCGGTATGTATCGGTCAACACATGGGAGGAGATGAGGATGGATTTAATACTCTGGAGCCTAAGAGTAGTTTAGATTATTTACTTTCACCATACGGTACTCCTGCCGCCATTCAAAGGCCCTTCTCCTTGAAGACAAAACCATTACTTAGAGGAATATCTATCTATGATATTAAGTTTAACGGTGACACCCCATACTTTCATTATGAGATTGTGCCGCCGAGTGGGCTGGCAGGATTTTATAAATCGACTGAAGATGATTTTCAATTCTCTGCTTTGGTAGGAACCCCATTTAGAACAAAACTTGCGGTGAGGAATAGATCAAATACTGTGCTATATCCTGTTGCAGCCGGGGCCGCTGCTGATTCTTTAGGAATTGCTGGTAAAGCGATTATAGTGCAGGGTGATCAGAAATACACTACAAAAGTAAGTGTCATGCCCGGTCTAAAAAATATAGAAATAAATGCTCCTTGGTGTCCTAATGAAAATGTTGCAGAAAGATTAAATTCAGATATATCTAAGAACCTGTATGCCATGAGTCAAATTTATTCCATAGAAACATTCGGCAACCCCGGCCTTGAACCCGGTGACTATGTTATGATGAGTTATTCTCTTAAAAATATTGGTAATACTAGTTCTGCATTTTTTGTTATTTCATCAGCAGAGCACTCCTTCGGCGGCGGCGGCATGTCAACGAACTTGAAACTCAGAAGCCTACATATATAACCGTGATGGTATAATAATAGTATGTACAACTATGACATAGTATCCTTAATTAAAAATTTAATTGCTGAACAAGCCCCTCCCGAGAAGGCTATTAAGCAGTTAGAAACACTTGACGATGTTCAAGATATTGCGGAAACTTTATTCCAATTGCTGGAAGATGAAGTTAATGATGATGTAGTTGTTACTTCCCCAGCCTATAACTGGTCTGCTCCACAACTTCCTAGCGTTCAGATAGAGCCATTTTCGCCAAAAGATATATCTACCCCAGATGGATTAACGTTATTGTCACAAAATATTGAACTTGCCGCTGATGGTGGTATAACAGTGACAGCAACTATTTCCTGTAATGATGTTGTTGGTGCAGCAGAGTATGAGTTTAGATTGAGTGGTGGATAATATGTATGGTGTTTATCGGGTTTATAAAGATGGCGAAATGATTTCGGAAAGCAATAATCTTATTACTTCAAATGGTAAAGATGTAATACATCAATACATGGCCGGTATCATACAAGACTGGGCTTCCTCCATTGCCGTTGGAGCCTATGATACTGCTGCTACAATTAATGACTATAAGTTAAAATATGAGATATCAAGGTTTGGAATAACAACCAGAAGTCCGATAAATAGTGTTATTACCACAACTACTGCTAGCGGATCATCTGGGTCAACACAGGTTGTTGTAGGTTCTTCAGCAGGATTAAGCGTGGGGCAGTCATTAACAGCAACGGGTATAAACTCGTCTGCTACTGTTACTATAGTAGCAATATCTGGCGCTAGCCTTACAATGTCTCATCCGAATACTGCTTCAATGTCTGGAGTAACAGCATATTTTAAAACTCCAAAAAGTGTTAAGTTTAAAGCAACAATACCAGATGGCATATCATGCATAATCTATGAACTAGGAATTTTTACAAATATTGTTGGGCAGAACCCAGAACTGTTTGAAGATAAAATAATAACAAACTTTGATGAAGAAGTATCAAATCTAGGTTGGACGGGTGGAACTTCAACAAGTAATTATTCTTCCTATTCCCCCAGACTTTCTAATAAAACACTTAATGTAACGGCCACCACATCATCTCAGAGAATAGTTTTAGGTTCAACTAGTTCTTCGATAGCAATCGGATCAGCAAGTTCACCCGCAGGGTCACTTGAGTTTGGCACACAAATATTTTCTAATAATTTTGATACCGCTAAAATACTTGTGTACTCAACAGGTACGGCATCTATTACTGTAAAGGGTCAGGACACAGCAACAATTACATCTGCAAGCCCAGATAATGCTATAACTTTTATATCTAATGCATCGGTGGCGGCGGGCCTTAATCTACTAGAAGGAACAATATCAAAAGGTTCCCTATATAATGATACATTATCAAAACTTGAAATTTCATATGTATGTGGTTCAGGATCAGTCGGACTTTACTTTGACTCTTTAAAGTTCAGTCATTCCGGTAACTTTAATATTTATCACGGATTAGTTTCAAGATCAGTACTTCCAACTCCAATTGTTAAAACAGCACAAGAGTCCGTGGATATTGAATATGAGATATACTTATATTCATAGGAGAATAGATGGCTAACATTCAGGTAAAGGGTCTTGTGCCCGGTAAGTCTTATGATGTTCAAATACGCGCTAAGGATGGTGCGTCCTACTCCGATTGGTCAAATAAGTTTACCTTTACTGCTTTGGCTGATACTACTGCTCCCTCAACTCCGTGGCCCCCAACGATATTAATATCAGGAAATCCTAGTGATTATTTAAATACATTAACTACTAGAGTAAAGATAAATGGAGGAATTTCTACTAGTTCATCCACACCAATTGAAACTGATACCTCATATTTTGAGGTCTATGCTGCTAGTGTGAATTCAATTACTTCAGCGTCAAAGGTTGGTGATGTGAGGTATGCTAGGGTAGATGGCGTAAATAGTGAAGCAACATTGACTGTTCCGGTATCTGGAACGGCATCGATTGTTGCTCCTGCTAATGTTCTGACATCACTCTATTTCTTTACGAGGGCGGTAGATAGAAGTGGAAATAAATCTGACTTTTCCGATGGCGTTCTGCCACAAACAACAACATACTTTGCCAACGCCTATATTTCTGATCTTAGTGCTGATAAGATAGTAACTGGAACGCTTCAGGCTAATCAGCAGATAAGTGTTGGAAATACAACACCAATTGTTATAAAGGCCAATCAGTCGTCCCCACTGGGACAACTGTATAGTGGGACTGGTGCTTCAGCAAACGCCAATACACCCTTCTACTTAGATACTGCTGGAAATTTTACCCTGTCTGATACTGTAAAATTTACAAGCGCAGGCGCTTCAATTGCGGGATGGACAGTAACAGCATCATCCCTGTATAGTGGTACTGGTACAAGTTATGTGGCATTAGCAAATAGTGGATTATATTCATTCTGGGCCGGTGGTTCAGTAGCAGCAACTGCCCCGTTTAGCATTACTAATACAGGATCATTAGTGGCGAATGCTGCATCTATTCAGGGAAGTATTGTTGCAAGTGCTGGTAATATTGGTGGATATTCTATAAGTAGCACTCAACTATCTTCTTCATATCCAAATGTTACACCAGAATTATATGCAAAACTTTTTAATGATACCTATTGGGCTGGTACTATATATGATGGAACGCCCAGTGCAGCATATATAACTGAATCTGTTATTTACCCAACTGCATCACTTACGAGTGATCCAAATTATATATATTCCTATGCTCGTTCCATAATATATCCTGCAACAACATTGGCAAATAGTTATAAGGAAATAATGTATAAAGTTGGAGGAACATATTTAAATGCGGTAGGTTCTAATGAAAAATCCGTTCAACTCTGGCCTTATGTCCCAGATAGCGTTATTAGTGAGAGTGGTTTATCTACAACATTTTCTTCAGTGACACGAAGGAATACTGGACTATTGATTGATAGTGGATCATTTTCAGGATATCTACTTGTCAGTGGTTCTGCAAACGCAATAAAACTAGGCACAATTACTAATGGTCAACTTTATGTAAATGAAGTCCCAATGAGTACTGTACAGGGTGGAAGTGAAACTATAACAGCATCATACGCCGCTGGAATATCATCGGCATCAAAATCAGTATCGTTCACAACATTTTTCAATAGCATTCCAGTGGTTACAGTTTCTCTTTCTAGCGCACCCGCTGGTTCTGGTGGATTAGTTCCTAGGGTAGTAAATACAACTGCTAGTGGTTTTACCTTATTCTACTATAATGCTGGGGGGCTTGCAGTTGGTACAATTACAGTCACTTCTGCATGGATCGCCGCCACATAAATAAACAGTATGCTATACTAATATTCAAACGAAAGGATAATCATGTCACAGGACAGAACACTAGAACTTGTAGTTCAAGAATTACAACAGCGTATTGGTCAGATTACAACTGAATACGAAACCCGCCTCGCCGTCCTTAAGGCGCAGGCTACACAAGAAATTCAAGCCAAGGATGCTCAACTAGAAGCACTAGTCCAACAACAGTCTGCCCAAGAGGACGACGGTAAGTAATGGGTGGCCCTATTGACAATACAGTTAATAATGGTGTAATATCAGCAACACTGATTGCTAACATTTGTAAAGTGGTCAATGAAATGTATGATTTCTGTACCGACCTTGGTCTAAATCGGTCTAATACTAATAAAAAGGGTTTATGGAGAAGGCATACTGGAGGGTCCACTCTAAGAACATATGGAGCAGAAGAGACAAGATTCTTCTCCAGTAGATATAGCAAGGCGGTAGATGGAACCGGCCTCCTACACACATTCGATGTAAATTTTGCAGGATCTTTTGCGTCTGAACCAGAGGTTACAGTTACCGCAGAGGTCAACCCTTCAAAGGGGTATGCATTTGCATGTGTTTCTAATATAACTAAGGACTCCTGTAAGGTTCATGTTTATAATCCGGGGACCAAAAAATATACTGGTAATGTTGCTATTCGTGTAATTGCAATTGGTGTTGAGGCATCGTACATCTAACTAACAAAGGATATTAATGACTAACGATTTAAAGTATCTTGCTTGCAGTGATATTCAATTTCCGCTGCATGATGCAAGAGCGGTTGACCTATGGTTAAAAGTTTTAAAGTCTTTTAAGCCAGATTTAGTAGATTTGGTTGGAGATATTGATAATGCTGATGCAACCAGTAGATGGTCGGCCGGATCGAAAGAAGAACTTTTCTATGGAGTAGATTTAAAAAATACTTCCCCTGAAGAGTTGAAGCAGATAGCATTGGATAGACTTAAGAATGATGGGTCTAAGGATTCAGCAGAATTTCTAAGCACTATCAGAAAAACTGTTAAGGACGCGGATGTTCACTTGTTTGATGGGAATCATGGGTGGACGAGGCATGAGAGTTATTTTAATTCTAAGGCCCCATATCTGCTAGAAGATATTACGCCAGATACTATCTATGATTTGAACAAGAATGATATAACTTTTCATAGGTATGATGCTCTTCCGTTTAATAGGTTTAACGATATGTATGTTCATCATGGTCAGGCTATCTCAAAGCATAGTGGTGAATCAGTTAAGGCCGACATGGATGCGTGGGGTGTTTCCTTGATCAGAGGACACTCTCATCGTGTTGGTGATTATCATAAGACGTATGAACTAACTGGACAGCAGTTAGAGGGATACGAAATTGGTCATCTTATGGATGTTAATGCTGCTGACTACAGCAATCAAAGAAACTGGCAGCAAGGATTTATCTACGGATATGTTTCTGAAGGTCAGCATTTTCTTTCGCTAGTTAAAATTAAAGATTATAGTTGTTACATTGATGGTAAAAAAATTACCGCTTAAGGAGAATAAATGTTTAACAAAGAGTTTGGTTTAGCAGTCTTAGAAAGAGCATTGAAGACTTTTGCTCAGGCATTGATTGCAGTCTTTGCGATAGGGTCAGTTACAGTACTAGATGTTAATTGGAATCAGGCGCTTGCCGTCTCTGGTACTGCTGCTTTAATTTCAGTTCTTACTTCTATCGTTAGTGCTAATGTTGGAAACTATGGACCATCACTAGTAAATGAAACAGTCGTTTCTAATAGTAGCCCTGATGGATTACAGCCGTAATAGATAAAATGAACTGTAAAAAGTGCAAAGGACGGGTATTTGTAGATCGCTGCCATACTTCAAACGTTAGGGTAGAGTTATTCTGCTCTATGTGTGGGAAAAGGTGGTTTATAAATAAATCAAATAATGGACTGGGGTCATGGTTAGCGCAAAAAGAAGAAAGACTTCTAAGACGCTCAGGTATTTTTTCCTAAACAATGATCTACATAAGACATTAATTGTAAATCGTCCAGAAGATTTACTTATTGCATGGAATTACCCAAAGAGTGAGCGCGTTGCATACGTTTTATCAGATAGTCGTTCTCGTATGCAACGTGCTTATTCGTTTAAAGATGTTGCTAGAATTTTTGATAGATACCCAGATAGCATTAAAAGATATGTTAATACTGGATGCATCCGTCCCCCGCAAAGAACCTATACGATAGGTGAACCAGAGAAGCGGGGTAGATATTTTTTCAGTGAAGATGACATCCGTGCCCTTCATGATTATATAATTACAGTCAACCTTGGCAGGCCAAGATTTGACGGTGTTAAAAATCCAACCCATGCTATTAGCAAAAAAGAGTTGGAAGCAATCCTTAGAAATGATACTATACTATATGTGAAGGGAGATAACGGTGACTTCCTTCCAGTATGGAAGCAGCCGGAATGGTAATGGACAAACAATACAAGAAGTCAATGAAGAAGTCCTTTCAGATATTAGAAAGGGCGACAGAACTAGCACTTCAACACAGAGACATAGAAGCACTTATAGCAATAGCAGATAGGTGGGTGCTTTTTGCGGATAGGCTTAACGAGACAGACACCGAAGAACTACCTATTGGATTTATAAGTCAGGAGAAAAATGACAGAGACAAAGCCGGTCACAAACGTAAGAGTTGAACTAGGATTTACTAAGAATCTGGGTAACTTTGAGAACCTTCGCGTTTCTATAGGTGTTGAAGATTATGTCAGAGATGGCGAGACAGTTGATGCCGCTACAGAGCGTGTCTATAGTTTTATAGAGAATAAGATTGTAGAGAAGGTTAACGAGATGCAGAAGGAAATAAAGGGTAATGGCTAAGGCTAATGACAGTAAATTAGCATACTCCCTCCTTGACCTATACTCATCACTATACCTAGATAGGTATAGTAGAAACTGTACTTTAAATAAGTACAGGGATAAGTGGGCTATGATAGACGTAATTGAGAGTGTGGGGTTTGATAGGGCGAAAGAGTTGATGTTATATTATTTCAAACTAGGTAATCGTTCCGCTCATACACTACAATGGTTCCTGTATAATTTTGATCGCCTTGATGACATGCTGAAAAAGTCTGATGAAGATATGCGTAAGCGTGTTATGATGAGGGAAAAGACCAAGCAAATGGTAAAGGAGAACAGTGAACACTGAGTCAGCAGTCATTAGTGCAGTATGTAAAAACAAGGATATTTCAACTCTGCTTGCAGATAATGTAGATGATATTTTCATCTCGCACCGGGATGTTTGGGAAGGTTTGAAGGCATACTACTATAAGTTCCGCGCCGTCCCAGACGTTGAGATTCTAACCGATAGATACAAGGATTTTGTTCCTCAGTCCGTTAAGGCTGAGACTGCATATTACGTTGACCAGTTGAAGAATGAATATCTTTCTGCTGAAGTTAAGAAGATTCTTTTGAGTGCTGGTTCAAGTCTTAAGGGAAATGCAGCATCTCGCGTTATTTCAGATATTCAGACAGAAATCTCGGGCCTTGCAAAGTATACTAATAATGTACGAGACTTGGATGTTACTGATTGGGAAGATGCGGAGCGTCACATTGAAGCAGTTCGTGAGCGTGCTGCTCAGATGGGTGGTAGTCCCGGCATCTCTACGGGCTTTAAGGCCATTGATTTAGCCTACCCGACAGGAATGGCCCCCGGTCATTTAATTGTGGCTATCGGATGGCCCGGTCGCGGTAAGACATGGTTCACATCGTACCTAGCCTGTAAGGCTTGGGAGCAGGGATTTAAGCCTATGATTGTATCATTGGAGATGAGTCCTGAGAATATGCGTGATCGTATTTATACGATGCTTGGGTCTGGAATCTTTCGTGCCAGCCAGTTCTCTCGCGGTGATGTTAACTTAGATGATTTCAACCATTGGGCTTCAAAGAAGTTTGCTGATAAGAACGGGTTTATTCTGGTATCCAACGAGGGTACAGCAGATGTCACTCCGCAAACTGTTCAGGGAAAGATTGATCAGCACCGACCCGACCTAGTGATCCTTGACTATCACCAGTTGTTTAACGATACTAAGAAGTCTAAGAATGAGGTAGAGCGTAATCGAAACATTTCGCGGGAGTTTAAACTGCTTGCCGTTAGTAACAACATTCCAGTAATTGATATCACGGCGGCAACGATGGATGATGTTTCTGATCAAGACAATCCCCCCATGCTCTCTCAGGTTGCATGGTCAAAGGCTATCGAATACGATGCTGATATGGCATTGGCTATCCATCGAACACCAGATACTAATATTATTGAGGTTGTTAATCGTAAGAATCGTCATGGTACAGAGTTTGGTTTCTACCTAGACTGGGATATTGATCGTGGTATTGTCAAGGAGATTTACGAGGAGTTATCTTAATTCTGATATAATTAAGTTTATAGAATAGGATAACAACTATGAATAATCGAAAAATAAAAACCTTTGGTTTTGATGGTCTTATAAAAGATGATGCTTCAATTCCTAGGATGCGTGCCCAATATGAAAGTATGATTGTCCATAGTATGAGAATGTCGGGGTATGTGCCCGTGCTTGACCTTGATTCACAATTCCACCTTGAATACGATAACGATAAAGATCAGTATAGATTTCAAATATATGTTCATGGTATGTTTGTTGGAAAGAAGAAGGCCCTGCAATATGAAGGATTCGCGGGGCAGAGGTTACTACCAAGGGATCATTAATGCTTATGGATACATATAGTCCAGCCCACGTCAAGTCTATTCTTAGCGGGTTGGGGTTAAATATTTTTGGAGAAACCTATAATGACTTCCTCTGTTTGTGCCCATTTCATGGAAATAGAAACACTCCATCCTTTTCAGTTAGCCACACGAAAGGTCTGTACTTGTGTTTTAATCCATCATGTGACGCTTCTGGCACGATTCTGGAACTGGTAAAGGAAATCTCTCATCGTAATGATTTTGAGTCGTTACGCTTTATCCAGTCGCGCAAGAATGATGCATCTGTAGAGTTTGAAGATGAGTTGTCTGCCTTACTGGAGGATAAGCCAGATTTTGTTCCCTTTGATCAAGCCAAACTTGATGATATGTATTTAAATTTACTGGCATACGATACGGGCACAGATGCACAGTTATACCTAAGTGAACGTTTTATCGGATCTAATCTTATTGATGAATTCCGAATTGGTTACTCTATAAATCAAAAGATGATTATTGTTCCAGTTCATAGCCCAGACGGAATTCCGGTTGGTCTAGTGGGAAGAGGAATACATGAAAAAACATTTAAGAATTCAAGGAATCTTCCCCGATCTAAGACACTCTTTAACCTACATCGGGCCAAGAAGATTGGCGGAACTGTTATTGTATGTGAAAGTTCACTTGATGCCATACGAATACATGGAGCGGGATTCCCAAATGTAGTAGCGACTTTAGGTGGATTTGTGTCAAAGGACAATCTTGCAAACCTAAACAGGTACTTTAATAGAATTATTATAATGACCGACTTTGACAATCGTGAGAATCATGTTGCTGATAATTGCCGAAAGTGTTACCCTGAGCAATGTGGTGGACATAACCCCGGTAGAGACTTGGGGATGTCGATAGCCAATGCGCTGTCAAGCAAAGATATTCAGTGGGCTATGTGGAATGATTCTACTGTTTACCCGCATGATGCAAAGGACGCGGGTGATTTGACTGATGCTGAGATAGCATTATGCATAAAAAATGCTATGTCTCACCTAGAATACACTTCACAAAACATCTATTAAATGGTATAATAGTAAGTACAGGGCAACATATAGCCCTTACACAAAACATATATTAGGAGATATAAAATGGGTATTGTTAAAGGTTTGAGCGCAATGAATCGCGCATTGGATAAGCCATCATCTGGTGGTGATGGTGCAAGGGGCCGTTGGTTGAAGATTAACGATGGTCAAAGTGTAAAGATTAGATTTCTTCAGGAACTTGATCCTGATTCTCCCTCGTATGATACTACAGCAGGCGCTGGTTTCATTGCGGTTGAGCATACAAATCCTTCAGATTATCGTCGCAAGGCTCTTTGCAGCATTGACGATCAGGGTCGCTGCTATGGTTGCGAGCAGCACCGCAAGGACATGAAGGCAGGCTGGAAGGGACGTAGCCGTCTATACATTAACGTTCTAGTTGATGATGGCACGGAAGACCCGTATGTGGCAATTCTTTCACAGGGTTCTGGTCCTAAGTCAGCAACTCCAGAAGTAATTCAGTACGCTGGTGAAACTGGTAGTATCACAAATGTTGTTTGGCGTTTGAAGCGTGCCGGGATGGGAACAGAAACTAATTACAGTATCATTCCTCTCCCCACATCAGAGGCAAAATCTGGGAATGAGCATGAACTTTATGATCTAGAGAAGATCGCTGTTCGTGATGTTCCGTATGCGGAGCAAGAGGGTTTTTATGTTGGTGCTGGATCGTCACATGATGACGTATCAACATCATCATCTAGCGAGTGGTAAAATTATTCGGGTGGGGGCTTCGGCCCCCACCTACAAGTTGGAGATAAAATGATTTATGATTTGCATTCATTCTGGGAACATTCAGAAACTGTTGAGGGTTGGTTCTTCCGCAAAGAAGCGGAACTTCTTTATTTATGTGCTAGTTCAGTGCCAGAAGATCAAGCAATAATTGAAATTGGTTCGTATAAGGGGCGATCAACGTCCATTCTTGCGTATGGCTCTACAGGAGCACATATTTATTCAATTGATCCTCATGATAATGAGAGCGCCTTTGTTGAGGCCGGAATGGTATACTCATCTTTAGATGATTATAATGCTAACTTGGATAGGCTAGGACTAGATTCTTCAATCGTTACTAGGATTACTGGTTATTCATATATTGAATCAGAAACTTATGTTGGACCCAAGGTTGGATTACTATTTATTGATGGATATCATAGCCCTGAGGCAGTGGTACAAGATTTTGAATCATGGGAAAAACATTTAGCCGACGATGCTATAGTGTATTTTGATGATGCTCATCACGGTGGAGTCAATCCCGGTATTGCACAGATAGAAAATAGATTTCCTCCAATCATGAAGACTGCTGATAAGAGTGCAGTTTGGATGCATCAGATCAGCCTTGACAGACAGCCCTTATTGAACAACTACTAGTTAGGAAGTACATGGATTTCGCGCATCTGCATTGTCATTCACAGTATTCTATCCTAGACGGACTCTGTTCCCCCCACGAACTACTAAGTGCTGCCAAGGAACTTGGTCAGACAGCAGTTTCAGTAACTGATCATGGCACTCTATCTAGTCATCGTGATATGCAGCGTGCCGCCAAGGAACTTGGGATGAAGCCAATTCTAGGAGTAGAGGCATATATCTCAGAGACAGACAGATTTGACCGACGTGACATTAAGAGCCGTGATGACAACACTCAGGTTTTTAATCATATTATTCTCCTTGCTAAGGATCAGGCGGGACTAAAGAATCTTCATCACCTTTCAGAGATGGCATGGACAGAAGGATTTTATCGTAAGCCCCGCATTGACCTTGAACTATTAAGTGACTATGGCGATGGGCTTATCGTTCTATCTGGATGCATGAATGGTCTTATCGCTAAGGCTATCGAAAAGGAAAAGTATGAGCGTGCCGATGCGTTGATGCATTGGTTTAAGAATCGTTTTGACAAGGATTTTTATGTTGAGATTCAGCCACACAACCCTGCGTCCCTGAACCATAAACTCCTAGAACTATCAGATAAGTATAGCGTTGGACCTATCGTTACCTCAGACTGCCACTTTGCGACTGAGGATCAGAGGGCGGTTGAGGAAGCATTACTAATCCTTTCAACTAAGCCTAATGCTAATAGGGAAGCAGACTTTGAGAAGTCTCGTCAGATGTCCGACATTTTTGAGCGACTAGACTACCTGTATCCAGATCGTCCCATTAGTTTCAAGGATATTGACGTATACATTCAGTCACGCGCTGAGATTACCGTCCACCTTGAGGCACAGGGAATTACGAGAAGCGATGTGTATGAGAATACTCTGCATGTTGTTGACCAAATTGGTGACTATGACTATGTTCAGAGTGTAAACCTATTGCCAGTTTCCAAGCGTAGTTCTAACGATAAACTGCGCGAACTATGTCTAGAGGGATGGAAGTCTCGTAAGATTGACGATGAGAAGGTTTACATGGATCGTATGGAGGAAGAACTTAATGTTATCAAGCAGAAGAGTTTCGCTCCCTACTTCCTAGTGGTTGCGGATATGATTAACTGGTCTAAGGATAATGATATTCTTGTTGGTCCCGGTCGTGGATCAGCCGCAGGATCGCTAGTCTGCTACCTGTTAGGGATTACAGAGGTCGATCCAATTAAGTATGACCTTCTATTCAGTAGGTTTATTAACATTGAGCGTAATGACTTCCCTGACATTGATACGGACTTTGAGGATTCTAGGCGGGGCGAGGTAAAGGAATACCTTAGGAAGAAGTATAAGAACGTTGCTTCTATCTCAACCTACCAGTTCTTTAAGGATAAGGGTGTGCTTCGTGACGCAGCGCGGGTATTTATGATTCCTCTTCATGAGGTTAATAAAGCACTGAAGACCGTTGAGAACTTTGAGGATTATGAGAACTCACCAAATACGGAAGAGTTTAGGCAAAAATACCCAGAAGTAATTAAACTGGCATCAAGCCTGCGGGGCAGGATTCGTGGTAATGGTATGCACGCTGCTGGTATTGTTGTAGCCAAGGAGCCTATCAGAAACTATGCTCCAATTGAAACTCGTAAAGACCCTTCTGATTCTGTTTCTGGGCGCATCCCCGTTGTCGCGTATGACATGGAGGAGGCCGCAGATATTGGTCTTATCAAAATTGATGCCTTGGGGCTAAAGACGCTTTCAGTTATCTCTAATACTCTTAAGGTTATCAAAGAGCGGCATGGTAAAGACATAGTTCTGACTGATGTGCCACTCGATGACAAGAAGGTTTATCTAGACCTAAGCATGGGGTTCACGAAGGGCGTATTCCAGTGTGAGGCAACTCCATATACTAACCTGTTGATGAAGATGGGGGTGGATAATCTGGAAGACCTAGCAGCCTCTAACGCGCTTGTACGACCCGGTGCTATGAATACTGTAGGTGCTGCCTATATTGCTCGCAAGAAGGGTGATGAGGTTACTCAATATGTTCACCCTATCATGCAGGAGTTTCTAGGAAAGACTTATGGCGTGGTTATCTATCAGGAACAAGTTATGCAAGCATGTGTCAATCTAGCAGGAATGTCTTGGGCAGACGCCGACAAGATTCGTAAGATCATCGGAAAAAAGAAGGATGTGCATGAATTTGATAAGTTCAAGGCTCAGTTTATTGAGGGTGCAGTTAAGAACATCTCAGTTGAGCAGGCAGACCAGTTGTGGCACGACTTTGAGGCACACGCAGGATACTCCTTCAACCGCTCACACGCAGTTGCATATTCGATGCTCTCATACTGGACGGCATGGCTTAAGCACTACTACCCGATTGAGTTTATGTTTGCACTCCTGAAGAATGAGGGTGACAAGGATGCTCGCACTGATTACCTACTAGAAACAAAGCGGCTGGGAATTAAAATTCTTCTTCCTCATGTTAATGAGTCTGGCATGGATTTCAGTATTCAAGATAATGCTATTAGGTTCGGTCTTGCCGACATCAAGTTTATCTCCGATAATATTGCTGGAAAGATACTTGATCAACGTCCGTTTAATAGTTATTCTCATCTGGTTGAAGTTTCCCAGACTAAGAGTAGCGGAATTAATTCGCGTGCGATTGCTGCATTAAATAAGATCGGCGCGGCGGCGTTTGATGATAATCCTCGTAACGGGGAAGAGTCTGAGACTCTTTATGAGTACCTTAACATTCCAAAGTTTGATGTTAAGGGTATCTCTCCTCATATTAGATCACAGGTTAATCCGTTGGAGGAGTTTGAGGAAAAGGGATGCTATGTACTTTTTGCGATGGTAAAGTCTATTAAGCGAGGGAGTGGTTGGTCGCGGGTAGAGTTGGTTGATGATACTGGCTCTATTGGAATCTTTCATAATGAGAATAGCCAGATCGAAACTGGTAACATGTTTTTCTTCTTAGTGGGTGACAATAGAATTCACCGATATGTTAGTATTGATGATGTGGTCAGCAAGAAGGATGACCCGTTTGTTAGATATCTATATGCAGACAATATTCCAATGAATACAGATCGTTATGCTGTGATAGATTTTACTCCATATAGGACGAAGCAGAATAAAATGATGGCGCATATAATCCTTTCCGATATGGATAAGAAGTTGCGGCGTGTTATTGCATTCCCTAAGTTGTACAGCAAGGCTCTTGGTAAAATGCGGGCCGGTAAAGTTTGTGAGCCAGCAATTGGCAAGATGGATGATGGAACTTACTTTGTAAAGGAAATAGCATGAGTGAAGAAGTTGTAGATTTTCAAATCGTTGCAGAAAGAATTCTTGCAGCAATACTGGCGAAACTAGGTCCGGTAGAAGTTTCTATAAAAGATTTAATATCAGATTATTCTGGCAAACAAGTTGCCATTAATCAAAATCAGGATGATGAAGAGAACGTAATAGTTGAGTTGGTGGATGTAAATGCAACTTGATGAATTGGCAGATAGCCTACATAGTTCAGCCGTGAACAAGGGATTTTGGGATAATTATTCAGACGCTCCAAATGAATTTATTTGCACTAAATTAGCATTAATACATTCAGAGGTGACGGAAGTGCTTGAGGCTATTAGAAAAAATAAACCGGAAGCAGAAGTTATGGACGAGTTTGCGGATATAATAATTAGAACTCTAGACCTTTATGCTGGAATGAATAACTTGTGGTTTAAAGAGAAACAATCAATTCAGTTAGCCCTTAGTAATAAGAGAAACAAGAATCTGTTGAGACAGAAACTTCATGGTAACAACTTTTAAGGAGCCAGATGGCACATATTACAGATGACATTTTAGCAAAATTGGACCCTAAGACACGCAAAAGGATTCAGTTGGCGCAGGATGTTAATGCAGAGAGACAAATAACCCCTAGTATCGGGTTGAATCTAGCCCTTAAGGGCGGCCTTGGTTATGGTCGTCAGGTTCTTGTGTGGGGGAATAAGTCGGCGGGCAAATCTTCCTTTTGCCTTCAGATGATTGCTGATGCTCAGAAGAGCGGCAAGGTGTGTGCTTGGATTGATTCAGAGGCTTCATATTCAGCCGACTGGGCACAAAAACTTGGAGTTGATTCATCACAATTAATTTATTCTTCTGCTAAAACAATTAATGATATGGTAGACGTGGCGGTACAGTTGATGGATGCGGATGTAGATATTATTGTTGTTGATTCTATCTCAGCATTACTTCCCGCCATTTACTTTGAGAAGGATGGGTCAGAATTAAAGGAACTACAAGACACCAAGCAAATTGGTGCAGAGGCAAAGGATATGACTCATGCAGTCAAGATGCTTAACTACGCCAATAAGAATACGTTACTCGTTCTTATTTCTCAGCAGAGAAATCAATTTGGATCTATGCACGCTAGTCACATTCCCACAGGGGGAATGGCAGTCAAATTCTTTTCTAGCACCATCATTAAACTTTGGGCATCTGAGGCTGAAGCGAACTCTATTAAGTCTGGAGTC